TACTTCAGGCAACAAGGGTTGTCTGAGCATTCAGACAACTAACCAACAAGGAGACACAAATGTCAGCAGCCAGTAATTATACTGAAAATAAAGTTCTTGACCACGTGTTAAGAAATACTGCGTTCACACAACCATCTGGTTTACACCTTGCACTGTTCACAAACACATCAGGCAATGCCGCTACCAATTTAGAAGCGGGCACATTGACTGATGAAGTTTCTACAGGCGGCACAGCATACGGTAGACAATCAGTGACTTTCAATGCGGCAAGTTCAGGATCTGCCACTTCAGCAGCCACTGTGACTTTCTCAGCAGCCACTGCCAACTGGGGCACAATTACCCACGTAGCAATCATGGACGCGTCAACTTCAGGCAACGTATTATTCTACGGAGCAGTAACCACTTCAAAAACAATTGAAACTGGTGACACGTTCCAAGTTAGCTCAGGCAACTTAACCGTTTCTTTAGCGTAATACCTTTAAATTTTTTAGTGAGGGTGACTTCATACCCGCCCTCACTAGAATAACAGGAGTCACAATGGCCACCATAGTAACCAGAGCAGGCAAAGGATCAGCACTCACACACACAGAGGGCGATGCCAATTTCACGAATTTAAACAACGATAAAATGGAGAGTTTCACACTGGCAGGAGACTCTGGCACCAGTCAAACCATACAGGGTGGCAACACTGTGACCATTTCAGGTGGCACAGGATTATCATCAGTGGCATCCAACACAGACACCATTACCATTAATTTGGACAACACAGCAGTCACTCCCAATTCATACACTTACGCCAGCATCACAGTGGATGCACAAGGTCGTATCACAGCGGCATCCAATGGCACAGCACCTAGCAACATCACTGTGAGCGATGACACCTCAACCAATGCCACCAGATACATTGTGTTTGAAGATGCAACCTCAGGCACATCCACATCAATCAATGTGGCATCAACCAAATTGACATTCAATCCCAGCACAGGCAGAATCACTGCCACAGAACTCACAGGCAGTTTGAGAGCCTACAATGAAGGTGCCATCTATGATCTGGGCACCACAGGAGGCACCATTGCTCCCAATGTGACCAACGGCAATGTGCAAAAAATCACACTGAACTCTGCATTAACCATCAACGCATTCACCTCGCCAGTGGCAGGACAAAGTTTAACATTGATCATATTTGGTGGCACAGCTTACACCTCAATCACCAGCACAATGAAATTTGCAGGAGGCATTAAGACGCTGACTGGAACCGCATCGTGCATAGATATCTTATCTGTGTACTATGACGGAACCAATTACTATGCGTCGTTAAACAAGGGGTTTGCTTAATATGCCCTTGGGTGCTTTTAGATTAAATTCATTGGGAAGATTCACAGCACCCGCTGGCAGAACTGCTAAAACTATTGTAGTAGAAGGCACTGCGGCAGTTTCTACTGCTCAAAGCAAGTTTGGTGGTGCCAGTTTGTTAACAGGATTTAATAGAAATAACGGCGTTTATGTAGACCGTGATAATTGCACAGACATTAGAGATTGGTATACTTACACAGGATTTACTGCTGAGTTTTGGGTAAGACCCACTAATATGACCAATCCTGATGATGGATTTATTCCAGCATCACTTGGTATTATGGAAAAAGAAGACAATCCAGCAGAGTGGGCATTTGGGCATATAAGAACGGGACAAGTTCGTTTTGTATATAATGCTGCGGGTGGAACCATTGTTAGTACCACTGGTGTCACATTAGCTATTAATAATTGGTATCATTTAGCATTTGTTAAAAATGGAACCAATTTAAGAATTTATGTTAATGGAATTCAAAGAGCTTCAGCAACATATGTTACAGTAACTACTCCAGCATCTAGACCTTTGAGCATGGGCAGTTATTATCGTGTGGGGGCCGCATCATATATTGATGAAGTTCGCATCAGTAAAATTGCCCGTTACACCGCAGGATTTACTCCATCTGCCTCTGCCTTTACCAATGATACAGATACACTATTTTTAATGCACGCCAATGGCACCAATGGTTCAACCACGTTTACGGATGACAACGCATAACATATGGCAGATATCGTTTACATAGAACAGGGCTATTACGTAGGTGATAATTATTACACCTACACAGCAGATGCCGCTGCTGCCTTAAACACCACAGCCACCATTTCATGCACCATCACTAATGTGAAAACATTGGCTTGTGATTTCTCAGCACTGTTCACACCCGCATTGTCTGCAACCATATTGAAAAACCACACCGCAGTGTTGGACTGCACTGTGACACTGTTGGCAACCATCAGCAAAACAGTGGCCAACCAAAGCACATTGGACACCATTGTCACATTGAGTTTGCAAGGAGACAGGAGCAGAGCTTTAGACAGCACACTCTCCTCTGCCTTCACACAATCCACTCAAATTCAAAAAATTCTTAATATCAACAGCACATTAAACACACAATTTACTATCACTGTGAATGGTGATGTATTGGGTGCTGCCATAGAGGCTGCTGCCACATTGAACACTGAATTCACACAAACCACTCAGGTGAGCAAAACCTCAAACTCCACAGTGAGTCTGAACACTGAATTTACAGTCAGTGTCACAGCACAAAGATTCAGAGGCATAGAAAAAACCTTTATTGGTGAAGTGACCATTTTCACAGAAGTGGGCAAACTGCAAATCACTGCTTGTGATTTTGCCTCATTGTTCACACCCACAGTGACCTGTGTGGCATTGAAAAACCACACCGCAGTGTTGGATTCAGTAAGCAGTTTAGATTGTGTAATCAACAAAACTGTAGGAATGAATTCCACACTGAACACTGAATTTGGTTTGAACATCACAGTGAATGTGTTTAGAACAATCACCATCACTGTGAATCCTGCATTCACTCACACAATTGATGCTGTGAAAACTGTGAGCGGTGTCAGCACCATTAACATTGCATTTACAACAATTAACACTGTGGGTCAACTTCAAAATACTGCAGGCAATCTACAATCATTTTTTACATTTTATCCCAACAGATGGACTGGCACACAAAGACCATATCCAATGTACGCAACTCAAGGACAACCAGGCAGAAGAATTTTCAGCAGCAGTATTAAAAAATTTGGCAGTCACGCATTGGGTGGTGATAATACCAAATTAGCATTGAATACCACAAGCGGTTATGATATTAATGATGTGCCAGGAGATGACCTTAATAATAATTTAATTCTTGTTTCCAGAAATATTGAAAATTTTCAAACTAATGAAGATGTGTATTTGGATTTTTACTATCAATTCAATGGTTCTGACACCACAGATCGTAGACTTGCTGGTTATTTTTATGGTCCAGCAATCGCGATTAATAACAGAAGATTTAGAGTATATAATAATTTTTTTGGATTTATAGGAGAAGCTTGGTTTGTTCTGCAACCCACTGAACAATTTGCTATTAATACCTGGCATCATGTAGCTGTGATTTGGACAGCCAGTCAAAGTAGGCTGTCTTTGTATGTGAATGGCTCTAGAATAGCCACCACTGCGTTTGCTTCTGGAGGTTATTTTGATTGGGATCAAGATGTGCCAGGGCTTAATAATGGTTTTGTCATTCGTGCTAACGAAGCCGTTTATCTTTCATATTTTGATGAAGTAAGATTGTTCAGAGGTTACACCAGAGGTTTTACTGCCGCAGACACCACCATCACAGAAGAAAGCACATCATATCAAACACCAGAAACGTATTTGAATAATGTTATTGGTGTTTATCATTTGGATGACAATTATCAGGATGACACATCTTTATTAATTGCAGGTGGTGCTACATTGTCTGCACAATGCACACAATCCACCACAGCAGGCAAAACAGTCACAGCCGCTGCCACATTGAACAGTGAATCCACTGTGTCAGCTTTAATTGGTAAGATTCAACCTGCGGCAGCCACACTCAACAGCAGTACAAGTTTAAGCACCATTGTTACCAAAATAAAAACATTGGCGGCAGATCTCAACGCAGATTCACAGTTCAGTGCAAGTATAAACAAAACCACTGGATACACTGCTGACATTCAGAGTGCGTTCACACTCAGCAACACCATCACCAGAATCAAAACATTACAAACTGAATTCACTGCCGTTGCTACCAATTTGGCTGTGGTGGCCAGAATTGGTCAAGGATTGATCACCATGGATTCAGTGGCTCAGATCACTGCTGTGATAAACCGCACAGCCGCTGCTGAATCTAATTTAAACACACAATTTGGCATCACAATCAATGCTGAAAGAATAAGATTTGCAGATTCTAGTTTCAGTGTGATATTCAGTCTAAATGCGGTGAATTCACGCATTAGAGCTCAGAATTCCGCTCTGAATGTGGAGTTTGCTGTCACTGCCTCCAACAGCAGAATCAGAAGCACTGCCAGCACACAGAACACACAATCAGAATTGGTTTGTCAACCATTGCCAATCAAAAGTGCCATCAGCAACCAATCTGCCCAATTTGTTCAAACCACTATTGAAGAAAGAATCAGAAACACCACTGCCACATTCAATACCATTTTCACACAGCAAAGCAGTGGTATCATAGCAGTGGATGCTGTGGCTGATCTTAACAGTGAGGCACAATGCACCATCACAGTGCTGAGAATCAGACCTGGTGTGGTGGTAATGGCAGCTGTGGCTGTGAACCTCACAGCGGTGGCCAAAACTGGCACAGGATTGGTGACCATTCAAATTCAGTCACAATGCACTGTGACTGCACAAAAAACCACTGATATTCAATTGAATGCTGCCAGCACTGCACAACTGACCAGTGTGGCGGAAAGAATACAGCAGGGTGCGGCAAATATTAATGGTCAATTCACACAGACTGCAAATGGCATATTGAGCACAGATGTCACAGCCAATCTAAACACCATATTCAGCACCACAGCAACCGCACAGAAAACAGTGAGAGTGATTGCAAATATCACATCCGCAGGCGGTTTTGTAATGGCCATCGCAGCCATCAGAAATGGCGAAATAATTATGGTCACGCAGACCAACATTGTGACATCAGCGGTCAGACGTCGCAACACTGGTGCTAACTTTACTAATTCTTTCACTGTGAACATATTGGCTGGTGTACTAGCCGTTGCCAACAGTGTGCAGAACACACAGTTTGCTATCATTGCCACTGTGTCAAAATTAAGACTGGATGACATTGTGCTGTATATCAAAACAGAATCCAGAACACATAATATAAATAATGAACAGAGATCCTATGCCTTGAGACAGGAAAATAGGCTCTATACCATAGAGGAATAACACATGAGCATCAACAGAGGCGGATTTATAGAAACTGCCAACGGCGTACAAATTTCCAAAGATCCAGTGGCCAGTTTGACCTACACATTGGATTGGACCAATTGGTTGGAATCAGGACAAACCATCACTGCTGCCAATTTCACAGTGGCAGCCAGACGCAATGATCCCACACCACCCACCATAGTCACACAGGGCATACAGTCAGGTGTGAGAACCTATGTGCAACTGAGTGGCGGTCAAGTGGACAAACTGTACCTAGTGAGCTGTCAAGTGACCACCAGCACAGGCACTGTGGACAAACGAGCATTTCGTATGCTGGTAGAAACAAGATTGGCCTAGTATGCGATCAGATCAAAAGAAATTGGATTGTTTGACCAAAGAGATCTATCTGATCAAAAACAATCATTTGCGTCACATGGATGAACGCATCAAAGGGTTGGACTCACGCATTGAAAAAATGGACCAAAGATTATGGGCCATATTGATCATATTGATTGGTTCAGTTCTGGTGGGAGTGCTCAAATAGCACACATAAGTACGGGATGAAGAAACCACTCACCCGTGAACAAATACGCGAGCATCTTAATCGTTTGGCCATCATGAAGGATGTCAAAATCAACAAAACCATCAATCCCACTGTGCAACCAGTGCTACGCAAAATCCTACAAACCAAAAGACGCTGTGAAGATTGCCCACGCATTGTGAAAAACCGTGTGATAGAAGCTCATGTGGTGTTCTATCCTGTGAGACATTGGTTGCAAAAATGCAACAAATGTGATGCTCATTTTAATCATCGCACAGGTCGCTATGAACTCAGCTGGCAGACAGCACACAGTCAAACACTCACAGATATTGGTTATCACAAAATGCAAAAACGTTTGGACATCAAAAAACCTTTGACCCTAGAACAACAGCGGGATCTACAACTGTATCGCAATCAATTGCAGAGTCAACGAGCCAAGATTCAACTTAAATGCAAAAAAGAAGATAAATAATACTGCCCTGAGAAGTGATGAATGGTTGGGATAAGGCTGTCACCTTTCCTCTCAATTCTCCTAGAAAAGCACACTTGTGTCCTCTCAATGGGTTTTTAAAATGGAGTGCGATGAGCAATCTGACCGCTATGATATTTTGGAAACACGCTGGCATACACAAGAAGACTATCAATACTCCTATATACATAGCCATATGTTAAGTTCCTTGCTTTTTGAACACCCCTTGGGGCAACCGCAAACCAAGATTAAACTCCCCACAACTGAACCTGAATAAATAAATATATCAAGGCTTATATAGGCAACCCATACATTCTGAAACAACTGCACACAAGAGTTTAGATCACCCTCTGATTGATCAGCTATGGTTGTACAGCGACACAGTTAAGCTAGGACTGTCTAAACAAATGAGCAGTCAAGCAGAATGCCTTTGGAAACTTTGGGCGTTCTGGTTCACACACTCTGATGGCAACTCACCTGCCGTGTGTGAATGGAAGTGGTCTTCCTCCCCAGGTTGGTAGCATATGCAAACCCTCTACCATAATAGATTGATGTCGTGAGTCTCAATGAGAACTGTTTGGTATTATTTTACTAAAAGTTCTCCGTGGCTGACAAGCAAGTGTTTAATCATTCAAAAGAAATTCACAAAACGAACTTCTTGTAAAGAAGTGAGTAATACGAGCGTGTAGCTCGTATTCAATCTATCACACACAATCACTGTCACAAATCACCACTGTGCAACGAGCTCTCTATAAATATTCAGCACTCACTGTCGCACATGATGCGGGGTAGTTTCTTGCCATTCTACCTTCCCACAGTGAGTGTGTGAATCTGACTAAATAATCATACTCAATTATAAGAGGCGATCGCAACATAAGCGAATCCAACAATTATGGTCAAAGACGCAGATACTATTCATACTCCTGGCAAAACAGGACCCAAACCCAAACAACTGGAACCGTTTGAAAAGATGGGTATTGCTGTGGGTCGTGACAAAACTCACGTGTGTCCAGAAGAGGTGAGCAAATTGGCAGCATTGGGAGTGACCACACCTGAAATGGCTGATTTTTTTGGTATCAAAGAAAGTGCCCTAAAATATAACTTTCAACGGGAATTGACAAAAGGCCGTGCAGAACTAAAGATCACCCTAAGACGCAATATGCTTCAAAATTCACACAATATGAATGCTTCTGTGCAGATATTCCTTGCCAAAAATCTTTTGGGCATGACGGATGTGCCTCAACAGACGGATGATCAGAAACCTCTGCCTTGGGTGGAACGCAAACCTCCACAGGAAGCATCAGCTGTAATTGGCAAAACAAGTGATTTACAAATCCAAATATAAGTGTTAATATGAATAACAAACTAGGAGCAACAATGCCAACAAAAACAGCCATAAAAACAGCAATCAAAGAGATTGTTAAAAATACGCCCACCAGATCCAAACCATCTCAATTAGAACTCGCAATCAACGCAGAATGTGACCGTGGTCACAGCGACAGAGACATCATAGCCACAGTGATTCATTTGCTCACACTGTATCGTCATCACAATCCCAACTCATAATTTTATGAACACAGCAATCAGCGAATATCAATCCACAGTGGACAGTATTCTGCCCACCATACAAGCCATTAAAAATATCAAACTGAAGTATGGCCAAAACTGGCCCACAGATTCTGCAGAGCATCTGGATCTATGGAAAAATTATTTGCACCAACTGAGTGGTGACACCATGACCAAATTGGTGGAAATGATGTCAGACATAATGATACAAAGACCAGACTTGTTGAATGACAAATTCAAAGACTATATCAAAGGTTGTGCTGAAATCATAGCCAATCATCAGCAGTCACCCAAGATGAATGTGAAAGGCACTCGTGTGTTGGACAATGTGTTGGACACTGACAAACACAGTCACAAGGACAGAACTCATAAAAAATGGATGTTTGTGTTCATTGTGGAATTGCATGATTTTTTTGTGCAGATTAACAATGACAATTATTACAACAAAATACAACAACAAACTGTGTTTAGAAAGTTATTTGAATTGAAACATGGTAATCAAAAAGACTAGAATACCCTATCAAGCCCGCAACACAGAGCGTATGGCCAGAGATCCAAATCACTGTGACAATTGCGGTCATCTCAAACATTGTGACACACATCTTTGGGGCACACAGCTGGGAGGAGATTTGGTTACCACTTACACCAAATTCATGCCCAACTACTATATGATCTGTTTCACTTGTCAATGTGCCAAATGCAAAGGTTCACAGTGAAACACAGACACCTCAGCATCAGAGAATGTCACAAAGTGATGGATTGGTATCAATCCAAATATCGCACACTGTGGGCAATAGAATATCCAGAAGTGCATTGGCCAGAAAGATTGGATTGGTGTCTGTTGGCAGAAGCAGAGCTGTCACTGAGAAGCAGATTGAATCACACAGACAATCATTACACAGCACATCAACTGTGGCAACAATCTGAACAGAATCGTCGCAAATTGGTGATCACAGACTACTATCTGATTGAGTGGCCTTCAGACTCATTCAATCTAGCACCAGAGCATATGTACCTATGGTTGCTGTTGAATTGGGTGGTGCACAGAAGAGGTCGCCCATGATTAGACTGCTGTATTGGATCAATCACAAGATCACACAATATCTGTGGCGCCATGAGCAAAAACGCCGCCAATCACGCCATAAAAAATAATCCTTCAGAATCAATAGGTTACTGATGACCCGCTTGTATTGCGACTTCTTTGGTATTGATTTATTGGTATTGGTGGTGCTATACTGATAGTATAACAACAGTAGGAGAATGTATGAATAACAATTTAAAAATAGCAGAAGACTATTGTATAAAAGTAAAAAAGGTAACAAAGAAATGTTGGGTTAGCGACAATTTACCCATGCTGTCAGCACAGGACCGCAGAGCCATATTGAAAGTGTATAAAAAACATTTTCACACAGTAGATTATGATCCTATCAGTGGCATCTGTAAATGTTGGATTACAGAGCCTGAATCAGACACATTACAAGGTAGTTTGTTAGAAACTTTAACAATAGATTTAGATAACCCACACACCAGAGCAAACAGACCAATCAGCCAGGCTACCAGAGACGCCCTAGGCTTAAAAAAGCCTGATCTAGTGGTGTTGGATTCAATCAATTCAAATCAATTGTAAAACAAAAATAAAACAAAACAGAGGAGAATATATGGCAAATATTATGAATAAAAATTATGTTCCACAGAACAGAAATCAGGTGGTTAATTATTGGCACAATCGTTATGGTTACAACAAAGACATAATCCGCGTAGCAATGGGCATCATTGAAGCAACATCAGAATCCAGCTATCAAAACAAAACATACAAATGGACCTGTGAAGGCGTAGAAGAAGAGCTTATTCAGAGTTTTTGTAGAATACTACAATCTATGGGTGATCCCACAGAACAGTTTGATTTTAGACACAGTTGGAAGACACTGCCGCATTCTAATATAGAGACCGCATAATGACATATCATAAAGATAGATTCAGCAGAATTGCTCAGGCAATTATTGAAAGCAAACCCAAACTGATTGATGGTAAAGCCATATATGTGGGTCAAACATATGAATCATTAGATGATGCTTGGGATTGGTTTGAAAATGATTTACAAGCAATTAAAGATATTTTAGAAGGCGATTTTGATACAATTATTCAACTGATGGAAGAAAAGGAGACCGCACAATGAAATGGTATCCAGAACAATCTCCCCCAGGCAGTCACAACTATCGTGCTGTGAGAACACTTCAAGGTCATCACCAGGAGGTGCGACTATTGCCCAAAGACAGCACAGCTCAAGGCAAACAGTTTCTAAAAGGTCGTTGGGTCGCAGGTGCTCCATACAAAGTGACCTCTTTAGCAAGTGTAAGTGTGTGGTGTCAGCAACAAAACAAAACCGCACAATAATTTGGTAATCTAACAGATTGACCAATTACAAATTTTATAGTAATATATAAACAACAACCAGGAGAACCAAATGTATCAAGCACAAGCCGTATTAAAGACCCTTACCCAAGACCAATTCAACCCAGCAGGTTTTGCCATTGAGGTAGAACTCACACCTGTCACAGATGAGGTCACTGAGGCATCCATGAGCCGTATGTATGAGATAATCAATCAGGGCCGTTGTGATGGCTTTATCATTGATTTGGGCGACAACAAAAAGAAACACATTATCAAAAGTTAGATGAACAAAAGAAAAAAAAGTTTTATAACTGAATTTAATAAAAAACAATTATCAATATTTAGAAGTCAGATTATTAATTTTGCAAAACCTAAAATAGCAAATTATGTTCGCAGTTCACGATTTACTATTGACAGTTTAAAAGGCACTCATAACCAAGAAGCATACAAGATTTTTTTTAAAGCAATCAATCTTTTTTCTTATAATTTTGTCAGAAAGTATGTTAAACAAGGCACCTGCATTAACAAAAGAGAGGCTGAATTAATAGTAGAAAATCAAATAAAAAGATGGGCCAGAACACATTTTAGATCCAAAGATAAAATTAGATTTCCTTTTGAGGCAATTATATGAGCCAACCACAGCAGTTCTCCTACACAGAATGGTTATACCATATGGACGGCGGTGATGCTGTGTATGGTTCAATTGAACTGTGGGCCAATCTGAAACAATACCGTTTGCCCAAAACCACAACACTAGATTCAGAACGCAAATTGGAAGTGGAAGAATTCAAATCATAATCACACACCCACACACACGAATCATATAAATACAATATGGTTCAAAACAGATTCAAATACGCCAATCCAGCTCGCACCAGCAAGGGACTGCAACCACAACAATGGCACACAGGTCCAGATCCTGTGACTCATGACAAATATTACGCATTTTTAAAACACAGAGCTCAAGCCAAATTCAGAGGAGAAAAATATCTGCTCACTTGGCAAGATTGGCAAAAAATATGGCCCAATAAATTGTGGACCAAAAGAGGTCGTGGTCCCCGTCATTTGAGTCTCACCATGAAAGACAAACGATTGGGTTGGTGTGTGAATAATTTACAAATACGCACACGTGAAGATCATATGCGTTGGGTGGCCAGTGTGACAAAGTTTGGTAAATGATATGCTGGATCCTTTTGACCAATTGCAACGTCATGAACAAGAGCTGATCAATCAGAAGCAAATGCTTCTCACATTGGCAGCCAGTCACAACAAACTCAACGAAAAATTACACGCACTGATGTCACAGCATGAGCAAGTCATCACAGCATTGGAAGACTTAAAAACATATTTCAAACTTAAATGATACTCAGCAAAACACAACAGCTGGTGGCTGATTCCAAAAAACGATTCAAGCTAGTATGCGGTGGCCGCCGCTGGGGAAAAACTTGGTATTGCATTAGAGAGATTGCTTATCAAGCCAGAGAACCCAATAAATTAATTTGGTACGTGACCAGTTCCTATCGTGCTGCCAAAATGATTGTGTGGAAAGAGCTCAAGAATAGATTGCTGGATCTGCGTTGGGTGGACAAGATCAATGAATCAGAATTAAGTGTGAGTTTAAAAAACGGCACTCTAATTTGTCTCAAAGGTGCTGAAAACGCCCAGCAGTTAAGAGGGGTAAGTTTATCCTACTGTGTGATAGATGAAGCCGCACAGGTTGATCCAGATGTTTGGATGGAAGTGATACGTCCTGCATTGGCAGATCAACAGGGTGGTGCACTGTTTATTACCACTCCATTGGGACGTGGCAATTGGACCTATGAATTGTATCAACAAGCCAAACAAATGCCTGAACTTTGGGACGCATTTCAATTCACCACAGCAGAAGGTGGATTTGTGACTCAAGCAGAAATAGAAGCAGCCAAATCAGACATGAGTGAACGCCAATTTCGTCAAGAGTTTTTGGCCACTTGGGAAGATGCTGCCAGTAGAATTGCTTGGGCATTTGACAGAGATAAGAACATCAAAGAATTGGATTCATACAGCACACATCAATTGGAAGTGGGCATGGACTTCAACGTATCACCCATATGTGCTGTGATCATGGTGCGAGTGAAAGATGACTTATATGTGGTGGATGAAATACAGATGCACAATTCTAACACACAAGAATTGGCAGATGAAATCAAATTAAGATATTCACACAGCAGAATCACTGTGTATCCAGATCCTAGCGGAAATGCAAGAAAAACCTCTGCCAATGGTCTCACAGATCATACCATATTACAAAATGCAGGATTCACAGTGAGGGCACCACGCAAACACGATGCAGTGAGGGATAGGATCAATGCCACCAATGCTAGACTGTGTTCTGCTGATGGTGTTAGACACTTGTTTATCTCAAAAAAGTGTAAATACACTATAGAAAGTTTGGAGAAATATTGCTTCAAAGAAGACACTCAACAACCTGACAAAGACTCAGGTTTTGATCATCAATTTGATGCATTAAGTTATGCCACAGCATATCTATTTCCCATACGCAGACAGCAAGATTTAGATCAAGTCAAACCACAACGATGGGCTCACAAACTGGCGAACCCATATATAAGATAGAGGAAGAACCCACATATGAATATCACAGAACAATTACTTCAAGAAGTATCAGCACTAATATCAGGCAATGCAACCTATGACACTTACCAAAAACGATGGAAGTATCTATTGGAATCATACATGGGCGGTGAAGAATATCGCAAGGCACAGTATCTCACCCGCTATCAATTGGAAAACAATTCAGAATATCAGGCAAGATTGAACAATACTCCGTTGGAGAATCATTGTCAAAGCATAGTGAGTGTGTACAAATCATTCCTATTTAGAACAGAGCCTGAAAGAAAATTTAATGGTATTGAAGGTATGCCAGAGTTGGAAGATTTTTTAAAAGATGCAGACATGGATGGTCGCAGTTTGAATGCTTTCATGAAGGATGTGGCCACTTGGAGTTCTGTGTTTGGTCATTGTTTCATATTGGTTACCAAACCAAATGTGGGTGCTATCACTCGTGCAGAAGAACAGCAAATGGGTGCCAGACCCTATTTGAATCTATTGACACCATTGGTGGTATTGGATTGGAGATTCACCAGATCTCCCAATGGTCGTTATGACCTCAGCTATTTTAGATATTTGGAAGACGTGAATGCCAGTATTAGAACAGTGAAAGAATGGACCAAAGAATTAATCAAAACCAGCACAGTGGATGTGGACAACAATGTGATCACAGCAGAGACCACAGAACCAAATGGTCTGGGTGAAATACCAGTGGTGATTGCCTACAATCAAAGATCTCCTCTAAGAGGGTTGGGAATTTCTGATTTAACAGACATAGCTGATCTACAAAGATTTATCTACAACAACACATCTGAAGCGGCAGAAAGCATGAGATTGGACACACACCCCAGTTTGGTTGCCACCAATGAAACTAGAGTGGGCACAGGTGCTGGATCATTGATATTGATGCCAGACAACATGGATCCAGGTTTAAAACCATATGTGTTGGAAAATTCAGGAGCCAGCATTGATGCCATTTACAAAAGCATTCAACACACCACTTCAGTGATTGACAAGATTGCTAATACGGGAGCGGTGCGAACCACAGAGGCTAGAAACAGTTCAGGCATAGCAATGACTGTGGAAATGGAATTGCTGTCAGCCAAGCTGAGTGAAAAAGCAGACAATTTAGAATTGGCAGAAGAACAAATGTGGAAACTATGGTGCAAGTACATGGGCGTGGCTTACACAGTGGAAATTGATTATCCAGGATCATTCAATGTGAGAGATTCACAGAGCGAGATTGCTCAATTGAAAACTGCCGCAGATACCAATCCACAGGATCCCAGAGTCAAACAAGCCATTGATGCCAAAATATTAGATTGGTTGGACATGGATGTGGAAGACACATTGCCAGAATCCAGCACAGCAGAAGACATCATTCAAGAAAAAATAATGTCAGGAGATTCTGATGCCAAAATTATTGCTGAAGGTACCACACCAGATGCATTGTTGGCAGCCAAACAAGACCTGTTGGATGTGGAAGATCAATCTTAAACACAAAAGAACTGTATGATTTGCGCCAAGTGTGAACTGGAAAACACCACCCTGCATTGGATGGAAACTGCCACAGGTTTTGTGTGCATAGGTTGTGCCACAGGCAGAAGAACAGAACAATCCAAACTGGACAAACGATTTGCAGATCTCAACATACAAACACATTCAAAACCAAAACTATTGGGCACCATAACCAAAGTGATCATAGACTAATGTACCTCAACGCCAACATACCTCTGATAGAGTGCTATGTGCGTGGCAATCATCTCAGAGACCAACAGGACTCACACGACAAGTATTTTTGGTGTGTGGTGTTTGGTGTGTGCAGTCAACCCAAACAGGCACCCCTATTTCATTTCATGATGGAAGATGGCGGAGTGTGGTGGAGAGCACCCATATCAGCTTTCTGTCAATCTGAAGGTGTGGCAGAACAACCTTTGGGTGAATTGGTGCTGTGGGATTCATTCTCATACAATGTGGCAGTCACAACCTTTCATCAATTGGCAAGTGCCAAAGTGCAATACACTACCAGAAGCAAACAGAAACAAGAAGGCAAGTATCTGTTTACCATTGATTGGACAGAAGGTGATTTTAACGAATTAAATTATGGTTATGCAGGCAAACCAGACCAACACAAGTGTGGTCACGTGATTGCACAGGACAACGGCAACTATGCCATTCAACCCAACAACAGATGCAGATTTTTTGATTCAAATATGGGAGTGGACTGGAGCAAGCCTCCACTCATTAACAGATTGGTGAACACTCACAATTGGAGTGTGGAGGATGAACCCAAATGGACCACCACAGAAACAGAAGTGGGTGAATACGCATATGAATACACAGACACTCAAAAAAGTAAAATACCCATAATTGAAGAAAGTTTTGATAAAAGAATAATCAAGACCCAAATTCCGCCTAAGAAACCACAATAAGCATAAATAAGCATAAGATCCTGTGAACATCATGGGGTCATTCAATAACAACAACACTCTTAAAAGGAGGCGATGCACGATGTCAGAAAATACATTGGTAAACGATAAGGCAACTGATGCCACAGCGGCAACCACCGCAGAAAATCAGGCACCAGCGGATAAATCATACAGTCAAAAAGAAGTGGATGATATGATGGCCAGAATGAAAGGGTCATTGCAAAAGAAACTTTTAAAACCGTATGAAGACTTGGGAGATCCAGAAACACTACGTCAATTGAAAGCAGAAGCTGAAGCGAAAGCACAGGAACAAGCAATCAAGAGAGGTGAGTTTGAAAAGACTCTTAAAGAATTAGCCGCTAAAAAGGATTTAGAGATCCAAAAGCGAGATGCTCAGATCAGAGAATACAAGGTGAATACACCTTTACTGAATGCGGCAGCCAAACACCGTTCTGTTAATCCAGAACAAGTGAGACAGCTGTTGTCAAACAGAGTCAGATTAAATGATCAGGGCGACGTGGAAGTGCTTGATGAAAAAAACAGTGTGATGTATAATGATAAAGGATCACCTGTGGATGTGGATACATTCGTAGGCAATTGGTTGTCACAAAACGCCCACTTTCAATCAGCAAGTGCCAGCACCACCAACAGCAAATCCAGTATGGGCTTTGATGCCACAGAAAAATTTGATATCTCAAAATTGGACATGAAGAATCCTAATCACAGGAAGATTTACTCTGAGGCCAAAGCCAAAGGTAAAATCTAAACATTAACGCCAATTATCAAGGAGATATACAATGGCTAACACAACAACAATCAATAGCGAACTGTTCACGAATTTATTAGTTCAGGCTCAATACGCTATGTATGAAAACTCAATCGCTAGACAATTAGCGACTGTGTTTGATTACCCAGTAAACTCTGGAAAAGTAGTTCAAATTCCAGTATGGGGTTCACTAAACGCTTCTAAACCAGGCGAAGGTGTAGCACCATCAGCTCAAGACACCAACACAACTTCTAAAACTATCACTTTAGAAGAACACGTGGTTTACGCTCAAGTGACAGATATGTTAAGAGACTCTGCACAAGAAGATGTGATCACATCACTAGCAAACCAATCAGGTTTAGCATTAGCAGAAGCAATTGACAAAGAATTAATTTCTTACTTTGCAACTGTGTCTAACTCTATTGGAACAGCTGGAACTGATAACTCAGCAGTGGACATTATGAAAGCTGCCGCGACTATCAGAGCCAACAAATATAGCGGACCTTTATTTGCTATATTGAACCCAAAACAAGCATACGGTATCAAAGCCGCTCTAACTGCAACAAATGCTTACACTGCTAACACAAACGTAGGTAACAACATTTTGTCAAACCAATATATTGGACAATTGGCTGGTGTTCAAATCTATGAATCAGCATTGGTAGTAGCTGACGCATCAGACGATGCAACTGGTTGCGTATTCGCCAAAGAAGCTTTTGGTTTAGCTCAAAGAGGCGGAATTGCTATGGGGACTCAAAGACAGGAAACCACTAGATCTACAGACGTTGTGATGACGGCTGTTGCTGGTGCTGTTCTTATCAGACCTGAGTTTGCTGTTAAATTAATTGGTGACGCATTAGTATAATATACTATAGAAGGAGATCAAGATGGCTTTTATTACTGTATCAAGCAACGTGATTAGTTTTGCTGACTACGACGACGTGGTGGCAAGAGATCAACGACTATTTGATTCTAATGAAGGACTCACTGATGATCTCATTGAAGATCTATTAATCAGAGCCACGGAGCGTATTCTTTCCAAGCTACGCTCCAGCTCTTGGTGGAGATCATACTATATTACCAGAACCAGTGGCAGCACATTCAACACAATAGCAGATGTGCCAGCACTGAATGCAAATAAAATCAAAGGCAGACAGAATGACTTCACTGACCTTTGTGTTTATACAGCATTGAGCGAATTAGTTCTTCCAATGATTGCTGACTTTGGCAATGAAAATAACGCAGAGAGACAAAAAATGGGTTATTACACTTCCAAAGCAGACATATTGTTGAGCGAACTGATCACTGCAGGTGATTGGTATGATTTTGATGGAGACAACACAGTTGAATCCACAGAAAAAACGCCAGGACAAGTGAGCTTGAAGAGAGTTAGATAGCAATGAGAACAGAAATCATTGATTATGTTCAAGGATTAAATCTGGGCACATTTACTGTGAGCACAGAATTACCTTACACAGAATCAGGCCAAGCCATGTATGTAAAAAATCCCAAAAGGATTTATGTGGATGAGGAACAGATCACATCTGAACCCATCATACAAGCATTGGATGGTCTGACAGTGATTGATGAAGAAACTTCTGTGACCATTTTCTTTTCCGTAGATAGTAAATTATTACCAGCCAATTATGACACGGTATTAACTGCATTGAAAGGTGCCAAAGACATCACAACCATAGACGGAGTAATTCGTAGAGAGTTGGATGTGAGCACAGGATATGACGGTGACTTACTGGTGACAGAATTGGAAATTCGTTTTAACAAGATAACATAAGGAAATACCATGGCTTATATTAACCCAGCCCCAGGCACTGCATCACAGATAGTTTTAAAACTAGATGTGGGTATTGCTGAAGGCACTTTAACATTAGGAGGTTCGCCTCTTAGTGTGCCAGCATTACAGGATATTACCATTAATGCTGCCAATGATGTGTTCACTTGGTCACAATTGGACTCAACAGCAAAGAAACAGGTAGCCACAACTTCAACAAATTCTATTTCTATGAATTTGGTAGTTGATTCTACTACTTTCTTTGGCACCACACTGGCATCTACGCAAACAGACACTGTGGCTGCACAAGGCTTATTAGGTATGAGCAGAAACAAAACTCTTGTGACTTTCAGTTTGAAATTCCAAGAAGGTGGCGCCACTGACCGTTTTATCAAAGGTCAAGGCTACATCACTGGACTTGCTCCAACCGTATCTGCAGATTCACCAGTTTGGGTATCACCTATCACAATCACTGTGACAGGCGAATACACAGCTAGTGCCACTGAGTAATACAACAATTTAGAATAGGGGATTAATTTCCCCTATTTTAAACACCACGATAAATAAGAATATAGATTTATGGATTTGATTGAGCACAAGAACACCAAAGAATTGCTACACAGTATGTTGGCAGAGATTGCCAAAGCAAAGAATGAAATCAAGTGTGCCCAAGCAGATCTCGTAAAAGCCACCAATAGATTGGGTTTCAGTCTATTGGTATTAAACAAACTGATCAACAGAGAGGAAGACCAACAGCAATGAAACTATCACAATTAGCAGCCAAACCACAATTAATCAAAATAGAATTGGACGATGAAGAAATACGTCAAACCTATGGTGACGTTTTGGAATTTTATGTGTACGATCGCCAGGACATGGACACTTTTATCAAATTGGCCACACTGGACAGCAAAGATTTTAGCAAATTAACAGATTTAATCAATAGTTTGATATTGGATGAATCAGGTGCACCCATAGTGAAAGATGGCATGATATTGCCCAGCAATATCTTAATCAAAGCCATTCAAAAGGTTGTGGAAACGTTGGGAAAGCACCAGAAGCCAACTATAACCAAATAGATTCTTGGTTAAATATTTGGCTAACTGTGGATTTTGTCAGTAAAAGATACGGACAACTGCCCAGTGAAGTGATACAAAAAGGTCATTCCATAGACATATGGATTGCCCAGATTGGTGTGGGATATGAAAATTATCTACACGACAAAACCCATGGCAAATTGAGCAGTGCTCCATCGCAGCCCAAGATGTCCAACGAACAACTGATGGAAATGTGGAATAGAGTAAAACAAGATGAAAATAAAAATAAACTCTAAAGACCTACAGAAGCTGGTGAAGGATGCCACCAAGGAAATTCGCAAAATTCCACGTGAAGCACACAAGTATTTTAAACAAATCACACCACGCAGAAATGGATATGCACAGAGAAACACTGTGTTAATTAATAACCAAATTCAAGCTAACTATGATTATGCTGGTGCATTGGATGATGGCAAAAGCCGTCAAGCACCCAAAGGTATGTCAGAACCCACCATTGAACAGATGGAAAAAGAGTTCATACCCAACGCAGTAGAAAGGATCAACCGTGGCTAGAAGTATTAGAGTAACCCTAGAACTAGATACCAAACCGTTCATTGATGGTTTGAAAAAGGCAGAGCAAGCCAGCAATAGTTTTAACAGCACAGTATCTGCTGCCAACAACAAATCCAATCAAAGTTTTAATTTACTCAACACCAACCTAAGTAAATTTACAAAATTATTAGGCATAGGTGCTTTGGTAAGTTTTGCCAAAGGTGCCATTGATCTAGCAGACAATCTAGGCGATGTGGCAGACGCAACAGGATTCAGTGCTGAAGGAGTTTTTGCATTACAAAGAGCACTCATGACCAGCGGTGGTTCAGCAGAAGATGTAATATCTATGCTGACCAAATTCAGTCAGACTGTGGATGATGTAACCCAATTGAATGAAAAAGCTGTCAGTTCATTTCAAAGAATTGGTATCAGTCTAGATGACATAGCAGGTGCCACACCAGAAGAATTATTTTTAAAAGTAGCCAAAGCATTGGCGTTGATGCCAGAAGGAGCACAAAAAACAGCACTGGCTCTTGAAATCGTAGGAAAAAATGCCAAAGGTGTTTCATTCAATCAAGAATTTGTTAAACGATTAGAAGACAGTCAAAAAAAATCAGAAGAATTTGCAGAGTCAATTAAAAGAACACAACAATTCACAGATTCATTAAAATTAACTTTTATGGATCTTCAGATCACTGTGTTAAGAATCATACAACCGTTGTTGGATGGATTTTTGTTGGCCAAAGAAGGCATTGAAATACTAGACAAAGAATTAATTAAACTGTCAGAAGGTTTTGTAAATTTTGGCAAAGTGGTAGAAGTGGTAATCAGTGGCATCTTATTAACCACAGGTATTGGTGGTCTTTTAAAAGGCATTGGGTTATTACAAAAAGCACTGGGTGCTGCCAAAATAGGATTGGGTGGCTTGGTTGGTATAGATGCTTTTAAAAGTTCTACTGAAAGTGCTGATAAATTTTCTAAAGGAGCCAAAAAAGGCAATGAAATAGTATTAGAGTCCAACAAAGAATTGTTAAAAACTTTGGACAATATCACATTGAGTTATCAAAGCACATTTGAAAAACAAAAACAAAACATTAAAAATCAAATTGAAATGGTAGGACTCAGTGACAAAGAAAAAGTTATACAAGAAGAATTGAACAAACTAAGAGAACAAGAAAGAGACAAATTACTTGAACTAACCAAACTTAGAACACAGTTTCCTAGTTCAGCAGGAGAAATAGACAAAAGAATGTCAGATGTTCGTGCAGAATACGAAAATCAAAGACAGGAAGTTCAAAAAACCCTAGAAGCAAGACAAGCCGCTGAAGAAGATTTTGGTTTGGCAATGTCTGAATCATTTAAGAATTACAGAGATGAAGCAACCAATGCCGCAAGGATTGCCAGAGATGTATTCACCACAGCAACCAAAGGCATGGAAGATGCTCTAACCAAATTTGTAAAAACTGGCAAATTAAGTTTCAGATCACTGATTACAGATATGTTGGAGACCATACTACGCAGTCAGATACAAGCCATTGTGGCACAGATATTCAGCATTGGTAAAAACGCTGGAGGTCAAATTGGTAAAATTTTAGGCATACCAGAATTTGCCAATGGTGGTATGATTGGCAGCAATGGTCCAGTGTTGGTGGGAGAACGTGGTCCAGAAATTATATCAGGTGCCGCAGGCAGAATAGTCACTCCCAACAATCAATTGGGTGGTAGCACAGTCACTTACAATATCAATGCTGTGGATGCCATGAGTTTCAAACAAATGATAGCACAGGATCCGCAGTTCATTTACGCACTAACAGAGCAGGGCAGACGCAGTGTGCCAGGCACAAGGAGATAAACAATGAGTTTTCAAAATATTATTAACAATGCACAATCTATCAGCATAGCCAAAAGAAAAAAGGTAGCACAAACACAAGCCAGAGATGGCACTGTGAAAACCACTTCCGTTGGCGGACAAGTGTGGGAGTTCAGAGTGAGATTGCCAGATGGTCCCAAATGGACTGAATACAGACCATTGATTGAAGCATGGGAAGCCAAAGACAGAGTGAACACAGATACCATACAATTGAACAGTGCCAATCACAGTTGGCTATCACAGTATCAGGGCAATTTGGGCAGTACCTCAGGTATCACAGTCACAGCCAATACCATTAGCCCAGGCAACACATTAACCATCACAGCAGGTGCCACTGGTCTCACAGCAGGACAATTCAAATTTAAAGCAGGAGATTTTGTACAAGTGGGAGCGGCAGGCGCAGTGTATTCAGTCACTGCCAATGTGGCACACAACAGCACCACCATAACCACACACAGACCACTAAGAGAGACAGACGGTCCTGGTTACAGTTTGATTGTGGGACCAGCAGTCACATGGACTGTGATTTGTGTGGAGTTTCCCAACTGGACATTGTTTGCCAGAGATCAGATAAGTTGGAGCGGCGATTTCGTTTTTGTGGAGGCGCTGTAAATGGCTCTTAACCTTTCAGCATACGACAGCATTCA